CATTAGGAGTTTCTGTAGTCATGTTTATATCCTCTTGTTTTCCGTCTGAACATTCACACGCGCCATCTTTCCCACCACAACCGCAGTCATGATGTTCATCTTTTGCGTGTAAACCACATTTCGTTTCAATAGTACATTCCTCGCAGACGGGGTCCATTGATTTATTATCAATGAAACTGACCTCTGTTGGGCGAATGTTCGTTGCGAACGTATCACCCATCACGTCAACGTCATTGGAAAACCAATCAATGCTGACATGGGTTATGTCTCCATCCTTCACTTTATCTATCACTTCTTGTCCCCGTTCGTTTTTGTTATCAACCGTAGCTGACATCCTAATAGCGGACTTTCCATTCTCCATCTCAAACACCTCAGGATTAGCAGCCATGCCAATTAAATCGTCTGGCGTTCTCTGATGGTTGAAATATATAGGTAGCTCGTTAAAAGCTTCTATATTCTTCTTTAATATCTCAGGTTCTATATAAACCTTTTGCTGTATATCATCTTCTTCATACTCATGAGGGCCTGATGTTATAGCTATGACAGGGAAAGTAGCACTTTCAAAGTCATCCTCTTGTGTAAATGATATATTATTGTCTTCTCCTAGAGATAGGGCAAACGTGCGTCTTTTTTCATCTTCATCCAACGTTCTACCAAACGTTCTTTCTACGTTATGTCCATCAGCCCACATGATACACATGTTAGCAGCCATCTCTTTGTGGTCTTCAACACCACGTTCTTTTAGTGTAGAACCTACTGATGCTACACACTTTTCATAACTCATGCTCTTTTCCCCTTTATGTTTGCCGAAGGTTGATTCCCTCTATTCGGGGCTCGAGCACTTTCTTCTTTTTTGTCAGTGTTCTTACCACCAGAAATGTTAGCGTTCTTATCGCTGGGTCCCTCTGGGGGCGACCCTGCTTTCTTTACAGCAACATCTTTCAGCATATCTAATTCTACCACACCTTCAGGGTCGAGACCACGCTCTTCCCTAACTTCTCCGGGTGATAATACTCCTTCAGATAGATATATCATATCTGTCTTAGCTTTAGTAAATGCATCTTCCACATTAATCTGCCTGAACTTAAATTTAGCCTCTCCGTCTTCCAGCTGGGGCATTAATTGAGCATTCAGTGCAGCCTCAATCATAGTTTGTAAATATCTAACATAAGGTTCAAAAATAGGTCTAGCTTTATCGGGGTCAGTCCACATAGTCTTAGGGACTTTAAGAGCCATATGTATCTTATCTAATATATCATCTGTATATTTTCCATACTCAAAAGCTCTTTGTGTGCCTTGTAGTTCTTTTATAATAATATCGTTTCCGTGAATGATATCTTCACCGGGCGCTAAAGAGTTGAACGCGTCCACCACTTCGTTAATTTTGTCAGGACCATAAGGCATATCGGGAAGTCCACAAGATATATCAAAGCGAGAAGAAGCATACTTGTTGAGTGCAGCTCCAACATCTCTCTCTGCATAATCTTTGAGGTCAACCAAATAAAGAATGGGATGGATGTCAGAAAGGCCATAAGCGTAATCATCGAAGGGGTTGTTAAGTAAAGCACAAATCTCTTCCGGCTCGAAGTGGATATTTTCTTTTTCATCTCCTATATCCTGATAATAATATTTAATTTGTCCATGCTCATTTCTTTGTACAAACATGTTTTGGCTAGAACGAAGTACTAAGTTATCTCCGGTCCACTCCAAATATCCTGTTCCAAATATTCTAGCGTTACGCACCCAACCATATAGAAGGTTCTCAATGTTTATATCTCTAAACATTTCTTCTATACGTTCTCTTACGTCATCCTTATCTGTCACAATATCGAAATTGTCTTTGACCGCGTAGAAACAGGGAAGGTCTATCAAACTCCTAACAATGGGGTCAGATAGATATACATCCATGTATATCCTCGGTCTACCGAGATGCTCTTCGTATTGTTTTTTATGACTATATGTATAGTCATTAGAGAGCTTCAAACGTTTTATAACACCCGCTCCAAAACTGAGAGGCTCGTCTTCCTTAAAAGGCGGTGCACTACCCGTTGTAGCGAATATCCTTCGTACTCTATCAAGAAATGCCATGGCTACCACTTATATAGTATAATCGTAACAGTATATAAAGATTTCGTCATAATGAAAATCTACTCTTTCTTTTGAAATCATGTCCTTTTGTCCTAAATAAGGAGACTCCTGAATGTCTACCGATATTACTAGTGATGAGGTCACGAGCTGAAGTTTGTTGAGAAGCTCCTACGCTAGCTGAACCGGGAAGCATAGCTAATGTAGCATGTATTCCTAAAACAGAGCTATCACAATAGTCATCATGTTTACCATTAGGAGCGCTAATGCGTTCTGTTTTATTAGCAGCATCCATAACATATTGTAAGTCTACATGTTCCCTAAACCACTTGTTAATAATTTTCTGGCCGGGTATGTCTAGATTCGCTGGATTAGGTACTCTCACTCTCTCTTGCTGTATGAAGGATACATAGTCCCTGAATACTTGTGTTTTAGTTCCTCTGGGCCCTCCTGTAAAGATGAAAGGTATAAAATAAATCTGTGGCACACTGTTGATACACGCTATTCGGAGGTCTTGTTCAATAGCCCCGCCAATTCCCGTAGCATCAATAATAACCCTACCAACACCAAAACTACGAGCAATATCCATAATACGCTTACGCTGATATGGAATGTCGTGCCCGCCAGTTCTAGCGCTAATCTCTTCAATGTAAATAAGCCGTGCCACATCTGAATCATCAGCTTTTTCAGCGGCCCATACACTAATGACAGTAGAATTAACAGATTTGCCAATGTCAACAGCCACAGTACAGTGCTTTCCTCCGTCGAGAGGGGCTTCGGGGGTAGAGAGTTCATAGTCATGGAAACATGCCTTTATTTTTTCTGGATTGAATATATTGGAAATACTTTCCACAAACTCACATTCGTATTCCGTTCTCCAATACATAGAATCTTCACCCCATTCCATCATCTTTCCAAGCATGTCTTCTTCAGTATATGCCGCTTCATAACTATCTCCAACCACTACTGCGTCTCTCCATGAAAATACCATTCTCGTCCAAGTCTCCGAATAGGCGTCATCATATAAATAGCGCCACATGTGGTTGTCTTTTGACTTAGGTGTACCTAGATTTATGAAGGGGGCATTATTTGAAACTATCGCTGGTTCTACATTATCTACAAATAGACTATCGTCGATGAGAGGAGACTCATCAACTATACAGAATGTAGGGTGTTGGCCCCGTATAGCCTGCCCTTGGTTACTAGGCGCTAATGGAGCTCTACGCATTAATGTGCCCCCCTTCATGCGTATATGGGGCTTATTGTGAAATTTATAATTATCTACTAAGCTGTCTAAAAATCTGTTGTCCTTAAAGTGCCTATACACGTATCCGAAGATAAGCGCGGCTTGGTCCTCGCTAGGTGCGAGCACGAATACTAAATCCCTGAAACGCTTAAAGAACATATAGATAACTACTGCTACCGAGAGGGCGAAGGATTTCCCACAGCCTCGTGGAGCTAATATTGCTACCTTACGCTGCTTCATATCCTTGGGGTTAGTTAATGCTTTAACCACAATCTTTTCTTGAAGTGGTCTTAATTTAAGGGTTCTTTGTTTACCATCTATTAAATAAGATTCACAGAAAGCTTTTACAAGCAGTCCCATCTTCTTTTCGTCGTCTCTAACACTTTCAAATAATTGTTCTAGCGAACGAGTGTCATAGACGTTCTTACCCGTCAGGGCTGTCTTTAATTTCTTCCCCTCTTCCTTTATCGCTAGTTCCTTCATTTAAGTCCTCCAGAAATTTTACAAACCCTTCGGTCTTCTGTTCAACCATAGGGGGTATCTCTATATTCAGCGCTCGGAACTCCGTATGTATGTCACGAACGATTGAATTTCTTTGGCGCAAGAGCTCTGTTCGTAGGTTAACATCCCGAATATGTAGAGAAATTTCTTCCCAAAGAATGTCTTCAAGAGACAGATTGCGAGCCAACAGGCGTACAAGCTCTTTGTGACGTTCATATTCTGGTTCTCCTACGCGCAAGCGCAAACGCTCTTCATACTCGTGCTCGTTCAAAGCTGCTTAGCTGAGGCCATAGCCTCTTTAACTTCAGCCTTGACTACCGCAACGAATTTCTCATCGTTCTGGTCCCAAGCGGAGAGTATTACATTTCTGAGCATTGCGTCTTTGACGTGTTTTTGAGCTGCTTCATCCAGCTTCTTATATGCTTTAGTCTGGGCTGCTGTTAGATAATTATCAAGAATCGCGTTGAGTTCATCGTCGTGTTTCATGATATAAGGCATTATCAATGCTTTGACTGCTGGTTGAGTATATGCGATATAAGCAACGAGTGCTCCTATCACAGCTACTGCTAGCATAAGCTCAGGTGAGCCTAATAGCATATCCATCAATCCTTCTAACATTCCAGATTCGGCTTCTCCTAACTCACTGGTTAGGTTTGTTGTTTCATTTGTCGTTGTATTATTTGTCATAATATCACCTTTATTGTGGGGCTCCCGAGAACACTTGCGTATTGTATTTCTGTGGAGCTTCAGTCCTTATGGGACGCCCTGTATAAGTAGATACGTCCATGTATATAAAGCTTACTTCTTCTTCTTACGAAGTTTACCGTTCTTCCCACGAAACTCACCCTTTTTTCCTTTAGGAACCCGGCGCTTCTTGGGTTTTTTACGAGGTACTCCGTTCTTCTTAAGTTTGCCTCTATTATATGCCATACTACTTCTTCCCTTTCTTCTTAGTGGCCTTCTTCTTACCTTTAGGCTTCAATTGAGGATACTTTCTATATACTGCCGCTCTTATCCCTGCTGGGCGTGGTGCGTTATGAGCTAGCTTTAAAGCTGACTTCCCGCGCGCGAGCGTGTTAATAGGAAAGCTACCTGCTGGTGCTCCTCCAGAAGGGCCAGCAAAGGCTTTAACGCCCTTATACTTCCCTACATTAGAACCACCGGCTTTCTTCCTTGCCGCTGCCTGCTTCTTCTTAGCCTTGGTCTTTTTCTTAACTACCATCTCTAGTGCCAAGGATTATGAGCTTCTTTATTCTTGCTCTGTTGTTTATTACCAACATGATGTCCATGAGACTCTCTACTCTCTATTTCTGATTCAGTTATATCCCTAATTTGATGTAGGGCCTTTTCCTTAGAAAGCGGTTTCTTACTTAGTGCATGAGTCTTCCCGCCAGAGTGACTGTAGACCTTTTCGCCTTGACCACTCTTTCTCATAGTCAGAGTCTTGTCAATGTTGTATTTCTTGTTTTGATTTTCTGCCATACTTATTCCTCTTCATCCGTTTTGCAATCAATTATATTCTCCATGTGTTTTAGTCTTAATTCCATCTTTTGCACTTGGTCATACAATTCTCTTACTTCAATGTCATTCATTCTTTTCCTCTTCGTGTTCGTGTGTGTCTTTCCCGTTACGGAACGTACCCTTACGGGTCTGTTCTATCTGACTGTTCTGTTGAGCAGTCCATAATTCTAATACCTTATATATAATAACGAGGGCGGGTGAACCTATAATCAGAAGAACTGATTTATATGATTCTATATCTTGTACTACTTCAGGGTGGTTAAAGGCCATCGTTACTAAGAAGATAGATAAGCCTACCCAAGCCATCACAACTGGGGCTGCTACTATTATCATCATGAAGTTAGCAAAATTACCATCTGGTGAAATCGCATCGGGTTTATCATTATTCATGCTGGTGCCTCCACCCTTATCATGGGAATATCAAATTGCTGCTGGAATACATAATCCTCAGATTCCGCATCCCATACAAGCAATGCTACCCACATGGACCATGTACCATTTGTTTCGTTGAGTTCCTCGTAAGTGAAGTTCAACCAGTGGTTGTCCCAATCCATACCATTGACGGTCATGTATAAGTCAGTCCAGTTATAATCACCTGATTCTGCGTGCCATACGTCTACATAAAGTAGTACAGATGTATTAAAATCGTAACAATCTGTGTCTATGTCTGTTAGTACAGATATACCATCAGCTTCGGGGTCTACCCAGAAAACAGATGCATTATCCAACTCTTCGTTATACCACCCCGGATAAAAATGTACAGATGTATGATTACCGTGTTCTTCCTCATACTCATCTTCGTAATCGCATGAACCATCATCTTCAGTAGCCTTATCATCGTAATTGTTAGCTTCCATATCCATACAACCATAGATAGCTGCGGTTTCATTCGCAGTACCATTAGGGTTGTCAGTTATGACTACACAACGGCCATCATCGTGCGTAGCATTCACCTGATAGTTTTCAGCTTCAGGATTAGTGCATCCATATACAACTACCAGAAACGTGCAACTACCATCTTCAAAAGTTGCATCAGCATTGTAATTGGTCGCCTCAGGGTCCTTGCAGCCACCGATGGGTCCTGTATCTTCGCCATTGAAATAGTCCTGTATAATTGTTAAATTAGCTCCACCACTAAGTAATGCAAGCATTAGAATGGTTATTATAGCGCCAATGCGCTTACCAACAGAGGTTTCCCCCAGCTTGTCAGCAGCTTTGCCAACAACTTCAAAGAGACCCTCATCCTCGTCAGGAGAGTTCATGTTTACTTTTTAGCCTATCTCCATATATAAAGATTTCCCTAATCAAACTCCGGAAACTGTGTCTGGACATCAAGCTCTATTTGGCCTTTCAACTTAGGGTCAATGTCAGCATAGGTCTCTTTGCTCTTCTTATACTTAGGTTTCCATGCAGGAATAACCACATCGCACGGCCCACCGTTATGCTGCTTATTAAACGAACACCACTTACAGAGATTCTGGGGTATCTGCTCATAGCGGTCCTCATACTCTTCGCGTTCCCTTATAGCGTCGTGTACCATTTTAATTACATCACGAGCCTCATCAAGCACTTGTTGATTGACCTTCACGAAGAAGGTATCATCAAAGCGGAGATAGTTAACGCCCACAAATTTCGGCATTTCGCCCATCTCTAATGTGTACAAGAATGCATATATAATCAGCTGGCGATAATAATCCTCTGGGAGGTATGCACCATAGCGCTTACTGGTCTTGTAGTCCAGCAAAGTAGTGCCACCATCGAAGTCATTACACACTGCATCAACAATGCCTATTACTGCGTATTCCTTAGACTTGACCCACTTCTCAGCATACTTAGGAGCTACCGAGTTCCATGCCTGATACTTGTTCTTATATATCTTCCACTTCACCATCTCGGTTAATTTCTTGTTGACACTCTTAACAAAGTTTTGTAGTATGTCCTCTGTCTCAGTATACATTGCATCCATCTCGGCCTTAGTGTGTATTTCCCAGAGCCACTTATGGCAAGCTATCTTTTCTTCCCAACCTTTCTCGAACTCACCCTGTATCCACATACTTGGGGCTCCCTTCTCCCACGCCGTCATATTCTTAAATTGATATTTAAATAGTCGTTCTAGAATCTTGTGTACCAGACTTCCACGGAATAGATGTATAGTCTTCTTCTCAGGAATCTTAGCTATGTACTTGTAATAGAACTCGCGCGGGCACTTCATGTAGGTATTTATCTTTGATGGACTCAGTCTCATATGGCTTGGTTCCCATTTCATTTCTTTGGTCATTTTTAATATACTCCTGTTATATTTGTATTGTCATCATTCGCATCTTCGGTATCGAAGAAGAAAATTTGAAATAGTCTATCATTGTCAATAGCATCTCCAAAATATTGGGATGCGGCATGGATTAATCTAGCATCAAATATCATTAATCTATTATAAACATTCCCTATAGTATCTACTTTTTCAAATGGGGTCTCATCAAAGAAGTTCTCTTTAAACATAGTCCAACCTTCCATTTCTCTAACTGAGTTTACTTTAGTTTCTTTATGTCTATATAGAGAAGTACCACATTCAGGTGGAGCATCGGGTGTAAGATAAATCATCGCCGCCCATTGCTGAGTATCCGCGTGTATTACAAAAGGGTCTTCCGCCATACAGTGTTGAAATACTCCATTGGTTTGGTAGTCCCATCCACCAATCTCTGTACCTTCTTTCATTTTACTTCGGAGTAAGCTTTCAAATTCTTTCTTTACTCCTTTGAAGTGTTTATGTTCTAATGTTCTATGTCCCACGGCACCGTGCTCTCCTCGTGGAACAAAGTCACCACTCATTGCATAATCTCTAACTGCGTCTGGGTCATCATAAAAATTGTCTACCACAATAATTGACGGCATCCTTTTTGTGGGATGTACATCTTTTACCGATTCTTCTAATAGCTCTTCTATACTCATGTCTTCCAGTTTAGTCTTCATCTTCTGGGATTCCTTATATTCTTTTACTGTCATTCCTAAGTCCTTCATTTCTTTATAATCTTCTCGGGAAATATATACTGGTTCAGGCATTCCCGGTATCATCTTTCTTCCTCTTTTCCATTATCTTAGCTATAATAGCTGCTTTATCTGTAATAGGCTCTTTATTAGATTCTGGCTGGTGTCTTCCAGCTAAGTTATCTCTATTCCATTTTACATGTCCTTTATATTCTGCATTTAAATCGGGGTTATCTGCTAAGTCATCAAAGAGCGTTCTAGCTTCATCAAATTTCCCAACCCACCATGCTGAGACTGCTCTTTGAAAGGGTAGTCCATAATAGCCCGGATAACCACACGGGGTGCTCAATGGGTCAATTCTCTGACGTTCTACATAATCACTTAATATTTCTCCAGCACAAGCCCAACTATATGATGAATGCCATTCACCACACAGTTCATATGCTATACTAAGTAAGTGATAAGCTTCTGGTCTCTGAGGTAATAAGGCTATAGCTAACTGGGCTGTAGATTTCATGTGTGTCTCTCTACCTCCTTGCTTTCTAAAACATATAGCTTTGCGTAATAAACACTCATAAGCTAATAACTTGTTGTCAGTTAGCTCTGCACATTTAAGGTAAAATCCCATGGCAGACGCTGTTTGCCCCTTGAGTTCATACTCATATCCAATAGCGAAGCTATTTTCTGGTACATGTGGGGTTTCAATGTACCTTTCTAGACTTTGTTGTAATGACATATTTATATCACGAATCCTTGCGATTTTGCATAAGTTTCATAAGGGCTATCAGGTATGGGGTCTATACCATTCTCACACCGCATACACATATCATATGTAGTATTGGGTGGGGGAAGTATATCATCATACTCTTCTGTATATAGGTTTCCTAAAATCTCTTCTAAATTATAATCCATACAGCATAAAGATACTTCTCCATTAGGTAACAAAATATTATGGTAAAGGTCTTCTATACACCCGCATGTCTTTTCTGTATTATGGAGAATAGATTTGAATCTGTCCCATACTTCTCTAACTTCAGGTTTGAGAGCTGCTTCTCCTAGAAGATTTCCAGCTCTGTGCCACATTTCATATTTATTAACTGTCCTATCAGGAAAGATAGGTTCTACTTCCTCATGCACTGTCCCCATGGACATTGTCATGAAATTATTAATATTAGCAGCTTTAATCGCCCAGTATACTTGAATGAGCGTCTTATTTACAGGATGCTTAGCTAACCTCTCTAAGTCAGGTAAATGCAGGGTAAACCCCCCATTAGGGCCCCCTACAAAAGGAATGTCCTTTATTCTATCAACATCTTTAAGAGTCATCCCTACAGCTGTAGTAAACACTGATATAGGATGTCCTTGCTCATGAGCATAAAGCAGCATGTCTGTACACTTCTTATTTAACCATGGTTCAGTAAACCCTGAAAAGGTTATCCTAATCTCTTTAGGAAGTTTATCTATTACCATCTTGAAATCCTCGAGACTCATATATCTCTCCTTTTCTGTGGTAAACTTTTCTTCGTTCCATACTTTCTGGAGAACTCTTTGAGGACAGAAGACACAATCTACGATACATCCTACCTTAGGAATTGATGTAGTTATCTCTAAGGTAGGCCATTCGGTAATTTTCCAGTAGTCCTTCATTTCTTCCATTCCATAATCTCTTCAAAGAACTTTTCAGTAATAGTTGTTAGATAAGCTGAGTTATCTTGGAACCCAAAAGTTATAAGAAGATTTTTGTTATCAGGATGCATAGCCATTCCACAGGCGAACTCTATACGTCCGTCCATAAATTTAAATGGTTTAGATTTACCTACCACGTTCCATTTCTTATCCCACGCCAGAAACCTGTGGTAATAGTGAGCGTCTCTATCATCTTTTTCATTATGCCAGTAATCACATTCATGCGTGCAAGCAATTCTATAGTCACCGTAGGGTATCACTTGGGAACCCCCACGAGGGTCTAACTGTAAAGGTAGTTTAGTTTCTTCTTCTCCACGGAATACCACTTTGCTCGGGCAGCGGTATTTCTTTGGGTTGTTCTTCCATTTCTTATTAATGTCCACCTTTACTATTTCAATAGGGTTTGACCATTTTACATAGTGGAAGGGCATATCTAATATAGGCATCCAATTCTTTTCACAATATACATCGGGACCATCAGGAGCTTCTATAACATATCGACCCACTTCTTTGACCATCTTACCAGTTATTTTAATTTCCGATAATACCATGCGTCCAAGACCCTTGGGTGCATAACGACGTACACCAGTAATGTACATCTTACCTTCCCACTCTACAAGACGACCATCTTCTAATCCAACAAAATCCCATTCGGGTTCTTTAGGAAACTTACTTGTATCTATCTTGCGCGGGCGACCAACCTTACGGATTTTATCTAAGCTATAATCACATATATAGTTCTTTGTTCGTAAGTATGGGTCATTATCCGGTCTTACATAATTGAGGGGTCCCCATGGAGTCTGAAACTTCTGGTCTCCCTCACAATGATGTAAGTAGTAAGATACGTGTCTTATGTTTAACAGGTAATTCGGGCTATTAGGAATTTGCCAAATCGACGGGTTGCATAATCCCATCCCGCCTGTTTCTTTGCTATCTATCGTTAGAGGTACTACAGTTCCTCCATTCTCTAATATTTGTGGTATTAAAGACTCTTCCATTAACTCATCCATTTCTATCATTAGTAAGCTCCATTTCGCCTTCCATTACAAGTTTGGCGGTGTTCCATATACATTCATCGTGGGCTGCACCATCTGGACGAAAGACGGCACCTATTGGTCCGCCTGCCTTAAATTCATCACCACATACAAAGCATTTCTTTTTACTTAGCAGCATTCGCCCTCCTCAATGTCATCAAGCTCTATTGTGCAGCTTACTGTGCTGTCGTTAGTCAATGCGTATTGGAGCTCATTGAGAGTAGTCCGCAACGCGAAAATTTCTATGTCAAGCTTGGCAAGTAACTTGTGTATCTTGACCACTTTATCCATTTTTGCTTTTGTTTCTTTTGCGTTCATTAGTATCACCTTTTGGTTAGTTACCATAAGTACGTTGACCTATTTAAAGGTTGTGTTTCGCAGTGACATATAGAGCTTAATATAGCTCTTTAATAAAGACACTATTTAATATATAATAGATATATATAGCATTCAAAATTTAGCTCGATGTGTTTTGACTGGTAGGCCTGAGTAAATCAGGGCAGGGGGCCTTTCTGTTTAGACGGGGGGAGGACAAGGAACTGAACTCGAAAAGGGAGCTGATGTATGTTTTTTTTTAAATAAATAAATAAATAAATGTTCACGACGATAGGCCTCATACATAAGCTTATATACTCACTCGCTATGGGTATAGTAGAGGTAATACAAATGTCACAACACATATATGAAGCACGTATAATGGACGCATGGTATAGCTACGATGGACCTATGTCCTTCGAGCAGTTCTATGCTACATACATACCAGCCTAAGCCCATACCCCCCCCTATAGGGAAGGCCCCCTTGAGGGCCGTCAGGCTATACCCCTACCCC